TTACGTGGCATGGTCTTGATTGCCTTATTGAATACTGCCTTATCTAATCCTTGTGCATTAGCATCAACAACGTGTGCGTTGTCAATTGCTCCCTTACGGAAACCTACGAATGCTGACATTAAGCCAGATCCGCTGCCCTTAGCATTGATAAGAGTGTCTTCAATATCATTACCAGCCTGTGTTGCCATCAGACGTGCAATGTGATCTTCTAGATCTGGACCCTCAATGTTATCTTCCAAAGCTTCAGATGAAAGTTCCCAATCAAGACGAAGCTTACGAGTTGTTAGAGAAATCTTAGAGAAAGTTGCTGCTGCGTTTGTGAAACCAGTAACATAGTCACGTGGTTGCTCCTCTGCTGCAACTGTCATAAGTCTCTGGCCAACAGATACACGATCAATTTCTGTAGTATTGCTGCGCATACGGATTGTACGTGCTGCTTTTGCAAGAATTGTTGCATCCCACATATAATCTAGGAATCTGTTAGCTTGATCTGGATAAAGAAGACCTGTACCTGAACCTGTGCGACCATCGCCAGATAGATCATTGCCGTCTGTACCAAGATTTGTTGTATCAATTACTTTTTGTAATAGTTCATTGCTCATTATTTTATTTCACCACCTTTTTTTGTGTAAATTTTTTATAGATTGTGGACTCCGAGGAAGGATCCTTGCCAATCAAACTCCTTCAAATTTTTCTGGAGTTTTGTATCCCTTGATGCTGTTTCCACGTCACCAATGGACTTCTGTACTGCAGTGTCTTTTTCATATGATTCAAAACGCTTTTCAAGTTCTTCTAATCTTTTTACAAGATTTGAAACATTATCATTAAGACCACTGTAGTCTTTCTTGATATCTTCTACTGCTACTGTCATTTCTGACTTTACTGTATCAACTTGATCTGCTGATTTTTTAATTTGTTCTTCAACATCTGCAGAATTCTTATTTATTGCTTCACCGAAGAGGTCACGCAGTTCTGTCAACATTTTTGCAAAAGGTTGTTCTGCTTCTGCGCTAGTGACTGACTTCTCTACGAGATCTTCTGACGGAGCTGCTTCAGCTGTTTCTACAACCTCGGCTGCAACTTCTGAAATTGCTGTTTCGACTGCATCTGCTACAACGGCTTCTGCTGCTTCTACAACAGCTGTTTCTGCTGCATTGTTTGTTTCGTCTGCCATATTACCTCCTTCTTTATTTATAGCATTCTCTGATTCAATGTTTGAATCAGACTTCTTTATTTTATTTTGATCAGGATATCTATTAATTGTTTGATCAGAAGAAATTGTATTTTGAGGATCTGCATCATGTGTCGTTGCATCATGAGTAGAATTTGGGGCATCATCCTTTTTTAAATACAAATCTATAATTTTACTTATTGCTAAACCTTTTTCTGTTTCGGAACTTTCAATCCATCCAATGCTGTCCATGTTAGATCCACAAACTACACAGTCTTTATATGCTTCTACTGAAGAAGATGCAACTTTATCAGTTTTGCACCAAAAAACATTTTCAATTGAGGTGTCTGCAGCAATTCCTTTTACAATTGTAGAACCATCTGCATTTTTTTGAATAGAGAAAATATTTGCAAGTGGATTTGCGGGCGTATCAACTAAAGAAAGTTCCATTAAATCATATTCTTTAATTACTCTACTATTTTTGTCTTTTCCTGGTTCAAAAGAAGATTGAACAATATTCCCGCCAATTGAAAATCCAGTCAGTGTTCCGTCTAATACTTTTTCCCAAGTATCTTGTGCACCTTTTGAAACATAACTTTGAACATAAATACCTTTGTATGTTTTCCCAGACTCTTTATCATAAAATTCTTCTGGATGAAAAGAAAGCACCTTACCAATTGCTATTGGTTGGTGCATTTCTCTTAAATTACCACGAAATCTTTGAAAAGCTTTTTCAGATGCTTCTGATGTTACAATGTCTCCATGGCGATCAATATTATCTAATGTTGCGAACCCAGAGACAGTTCTCTTTTCCTTATTAACCTTTGTTATAGGGAATGATAAGTTAACTCTACTTTCGCTATTGTTCCAGTGTACCTTTTTTATGTCCATCCTAAGTTAAATAATATCAATATTTGATACAAAATCAAAATATTTCTGTGGTATTATTTGACCTTTCGCCCTTCATTTTTTCTAGCCCGTCCACTTACTGCTTCTGGAGGGGCTGCGTTTCTTTTTTGATCCCTTGTTCTACTTTGCATAGTTTGAGCCTTTATTTCTGCAGCATTTGCCTGTGGATCAAAAACTTCTTCCCCAGAATCAATTGGGTTAAGGCCTTTTCTCATTCTTACCTCATT